AAACATATGGGAATCTATTATCTATCGCAGGCTTCTTAGCAAGAATATTGTTTCACCAGTAAATCAAATCAAGTCTGTACCATATGCAGTCTTTGGTAATCCTGATAATGAACGTAAGTCTATTGCTGGTGGTTATGTAAAAGATCCTCAAGTTGGTGCACATGATTGGGTTGTATCTTTTGATTTGAATTCTCTATATCCTAATATTATTGTACAACAAAACATATCTCCAGAAAATCTATATAAAGACTACACATACAGGTTTCCACAAGGACCTGATTATTATTTGGATCATGATCGTCACAAGCAAGTATGCGAAGACTATGCTGTATGTGCTTCGGGTGTACCATTTACTAAAAAGTCTCAAGGTATCATACCTGAACTGATTGTTGACTACTATTCTGAACGTACAGTTATTAAAAAGAAAATGCTTAAAACACAATCGATGTATGAGCAAACAAAAGACAAAGCTTTGGAATCTACGATTAACCAGCTTGAAAATAATCAGATGGCAATCAAAATCCTGCTTAACTCATTGTATGGTGCATTGGCCAACAAATACTTTAAGTACTTTGATAATGCTCTGGCTGAATCAGTTACACTTACTGGTCAAACAGTTATCCGCTGGGCCGAAGAAGCAATCAACTCCGAAATGAATAAGATGCTTGGCACCAAGAAAGATTATGTGGTTGCAATCGATACCGATTCAGTTTATATCAATATGAGTCCATTTGTAAAGAACTTCAATCCTAAAGATCCTGTTAAGTTCCTTGATAAAATCTGTAATGATCATTTTGAAAACGTTTTAAAAGATTCTTATTCTGCATTCTTTCATGTAATGAATGGCTACACTCCTCGTATGGAAATGGCTCGTGAAGTTATTGCCGATCGTGGTATATGGACAGCAAAGAAACGATATATCCTCAACGTACATAACTCCGAAGGTGTACAGTATGCTACACCAAAATTAAAGATGATGGGTATTGAAGCTATCAAGTCATCTACACCAGAAGTTGTTCGTAATAAATTCAAAGAAATATTCAAAGTTATTATTGAAGGTTCTCAATCTGACGTACAAGAATTTATCCGTAATTTCCGTAATGAGTTCTCATCACTCGCACCAGAAGACATCTCATTTCCTCGTGGAGTTACTGAGATAGCAAAATGGAAAGACCGTAAGAACATATATAGCAAAGGCTGCCCAATACATGTACGTGGTTCATTGCTATATAATCATGCTATCAAGCAAAACTCGCTTGAACGTAAATATGAAACGATTAAGAACGGTGAAAAAATTAAGTTTTGTTATCTTAAAACTCCTAATCCTATCAAAGAAAATGTTATTTCATTTCCTGGCATTTTACCGAAAGAAATTGGTTTACAAAGCTATATAGACTATGGTATAATGTTTGATAAGACTTTTATTGAACCGCTTCGCCCAATCCTCGATGCTGTGGGTTGGTCAGCTGAGCCGGTTGCTACTTTGGAGGATTTCTTTGCATAATGTATTATACTGTCACAGTATTTAATAGTCAGTTTGACAACAAGACTCATAAAAGGTTTGACTTTGAAGAATGGCCAAGCTTTGAAAAGTTCCTATATAAATTAGCGGAACAACCTTTAAAAGGAAAGAAAGATGCACAACTTATATCGCCGGCTACGTACGAAGACGGAACTACTCGGGCCAACAGAAATGTACTTAGCTGGGGAGCTTGGGCGGCTGTTGACGTTGATGATCATGAATTTAAAGGAGATCTAGAGAATGAGCTTCTGGATCGTTTTGGCCAACATAAATTTATTTGTTATAGTACTGCTAGTTCCACTCGTGATCTACCGAAGTTCCGTCTTGTTTTTCCACTTACAGGACCAGTTGATGGAGTACGAATTCGACATTTCTGGTACGCGCTTAACACAGATCTCGGAGACATCGGAGATAAACAGACTAAGGACTTGTCTCGGATGTATTACATCCCTGGTAGTTACATTGGTGCTTACAATTTCATATTTAGTAATCACACAGGTTATCCTATAGATCCAGAAGAACTTATGGCTAAGTATCCATATGAAGAAAAAAAGCACTCTAATAACTTCATAGATAGATTACCACCTGAATGGGCAAAGCAAGTAATTGAACATCGTAAATCACAAATGGATAATCATAATGTTGTGTGGTCAAGTTACCACGATTGCCCGTTCTGGCCAAAGAAATTAGCGTCAGATTATATGACTATAAGTAACACTGGATGGTACAGTAAGATGTACCAAATCATGGTAGCAATTGCAGGTAACGCGGTCAAACGTAGTTATCCTATCACAACATCTGAAATTGCTATGCTATGTAAAGAGTTTGATCGTGAAACTGGTAACTGGTACGAAAACCGGCCTATGGAAGTAGAAGCCGATCGTGCATTAGAATATGTTTATAGGAATGGATAGATGAGAATTATTGCAGGACCCTGCCAACATGAGAGTATAGGCAGATCAGGAGAAATAGCAGAACATTGTAAACAAGTTTGCGATAAGTATGGTGTGGAATATTTCTTTAAAGCTAGCTTTGATAAAGCTAATAGAACATCAATAGATGGTGAAAGAGGATTGGGTTTATATCCAACTAATCATGCATTTATAGATCTTAAAAATGAGATATCGGGTCTAAAGATTCTTACAGATGTTCATACTGTAGATCAAATTAGATCTTTAGCTTATCAAGGAAGTAATAGTGCTGTTGATGTATTACAGATACCAGCTTTCCTATGCAGGCAAACTGATTTGATTGTAGAAGCATGTAAAACTGAAAAAATCATAAATATTAAAAAAGGCCAGTTTATGGCACCATGGGACGTAAAAGGAATATTATCTAAGACTAAAAGAGCCGAAGAAGTCTGGATAACAGAAAGAGGAACAAGCTTTGGTTACGGACGTCTTGTTAATGATTTCACTGGCATGTATGATTTACTTGCTGATCTTGGTGATAGATTTGTTTACGATATTACTCATTCAGTACAAACACCAGGTAGTCAAGGAACCTCGACTGGTGGAAATCGCAAGTACGTGCCTCATCTTGCTCGGGCTGGTGCTGCTCTCGGCATTTCTAGCTTTTTTATAGAAGTGCATGCAGATCCAGACAGTGCACCATCTGATGGACCAAACATGTTAAAGCTTTCTGATTTTGACAACTTAGTAGAAAACATAATGGAATTTAGTTATGCCCAATATAGAAATAACAACTGAACCAACCGGTCGTTCTCCTGAAAATAAAGTACACTTTGGAAATAGAACTAAGCATTTAGATCTAACACGACCTAAGTATAACAAGATCGGTAAAGATCTCAATTACTGGGAGTTCTTTGAAGATATAAATGAGTATGATACAAAGCATAATCTAGTTTTCTATACATCAGATTTTTGTTTTCGTGTAGAAACAAACGATGATAGACACGCTCAGTTTGTGCGTAACATGTTTACTGTTGTAGATAATCCGTATGAACACACAGCCGATTGGACTATAATTCATAATACAGAAATCAAGTGTCAACCTACTATTGCTGTACATTTAGATGAAAAGACAATGCTCATTGGTGGCACCACATTTCTTGGTGAAATAAAGAAAGGTGTGTTTAGTATCTTAGCATTTGAATTACCAGAACAAAACATTCTTCCTATGCATTGTGCTGCCTTTACATACAAAGACAAATATAATCTTATGTTTGGATTAAGTGGCACAGGTAAAACGACATTAAGTAGTGATCCTGAGTTTGGTCTTATATCTGATGATGAGGTGTCATGGAACGATAAAGGCATTCGTATTATAGAAACGGGTTGTTATGCTAAGTCAGAAGGACTTTCACCTGAAACACATCCAACAATATTTGAAGCTGTTGAGTTAGCAAGAAAACAAAACACTCTTGTAGTTGAAAACCCTGGCGCTGCAAATGCTAGATTGAGTTATCCTTTAGAGTGTGTTAGCGTTGCTCATATACACCAACATCAGTTTGCTCATCCGGATAATATATTCTTTTTAACTATGGATGCGTCTGGTCAGTTTCCACCCGTTAATAAAATAAGTGGTGATGCGGTTAGGCGTTTCTTTGAAACAGGATACACAAGTCAAATGCCAGGAACTGAAGCTGGTAATGAAGAGATTAAGAAAATATTCTCACCGTGTTATGGATCTCCGTTTATGCCACGACCAATTAAAGTTTATAGTGATATGCTGATGGATAAAATAACAAATGAAGTTTGTAATGTATATCTAATAAACACTGGAATGGATAGCACCGGCAAAAGATTCAACCTAGATTTTACAAGAACATGTGTAAAGAGTGCTATCGATATTGGCGTAGCGGATAACAGTAAAGAAGTATTAAACATATTAGAGGGTTTACTTTAAAAGAAAACTATGTTATAATAGTAAAAAATTTGAAAGGTTTACTATGAAAGCTGGAAAAGTATGGGGACTTACGGAACAGGTAGAAATGAATGGTGTTCTGGAGTTTCATAGAATTGAAATGAATAAAGGCGGTGTTTGTTCTAAGCACCTACATGAATTTAAATGGAACGGATTCTATGTTGAGTCTGGACGTTTACTTATTCGTGTATGGCAAAATGATTATGATTTATTAGATGAAACAATATTAGAACCAGGTGGTTATACTAAAGTTAAGCCTGGTGTTTATCATCAATTTGAATGCTTAGAAGATGGCGTTGCTTTTGAATTGTATTGGGCTGAGTTTAATCATAATGATATTCAACGCGAAACAGTAGGCTATGATGTAGGAAGGGTGCCTCCAGCATGAAGAAATATATATTTGACGTAGACGGGACATTAACTGCTAGTAGAGCAAAAATAGATCCTGAATTTGCAGAATGGTTCGAACATTTTGCTACACATGATGCGTGCTATCTTGTTACTGGTTCGGATAGGAAAAAAACATTAGAACAAGTAGGATCTACTATTTACAATCTATGTGAAAAGGTTTATAATTGTTCAGGAAACGATGTTTGGCAACAGGATAAGAACTTGCATTCTGGAATTTTTGCACTACCTTTAGACGTAGAGTTTGATCTAAGAGATTATATACTCAAATCAAAGTTCCCCTGCAAAACTGGTATGCATTTTGATCAACGTCCTGGTCTTGTAAACTTTAGTATCCTAGGAAGAAACAATACACTTGAAGAAAGAGCTATGTACAAAGAATGGGATGAACATCAAAATGAACGTGTAAAGATTGCTTCTGCAATGCAAGAAAGATACCCACATATATTATTTGAAGTTGCGGGTGATACAGGAATCGATATTACATTACCTGGCTGTGACAAGTCACAAATAACACGTGACTTTGATTTAGAAAATGATCGTATTGAATTCTTTGGAGATAAGATGGAACCGGGTGGTAATGACTACAAACTATCTTGGGCTCTTGCCTCAGCTGGACAAGGCGTACATCAAGTTAAAACATGGGAAGAAACATGGAATCTACTAAAACAATTGGCTTAACATTATCTACATTTGATTTATTACACGCTGGTCATGTAGCAATGTTACGTGAAGCTAAAACTATTTGTGATTATCTTATATGTGGTCTACAGGTAGATCCTTCTCTTGACAGAGATGATAAGAATGCACCAGTACAAACATTGGTAGAACGTTATGTTCAATTGGCTGGTGTAAAATACGTTGATGAGATAGTTTGTTATCAAGGTGAAAATGACGTGATTGACATATTAGAAATGTTTGACATAAATGTAAAAATCATGGGTGAAGAATACAAGAACAAAGATTTTACTGGTAAAGAAGTATGTCGTCGTAAAGGTATTCGTTTATATTTTAATAAGCGTGAACATAGATTTAGTAGTAGTGATCTACGTAGACGAGTGGCACAAAATGAAGGGGCGTAATATGAAGATGATAATTGTAGGCCATGGGTTTGTTGGTAAAGCTGTAGACTATGGATTTAATCATCCTAAGTTACAAAAGTATATTGTAGATCCAAAGTATGGAAATAGTGTACACGAACTTGATATTACAAAGTACAGTGTTGCATTTGTTTGTGTGCCTACGCCGTTTGGTGAAGATGGATCTATTGACGATACAATTTTATCTGAAGTTGTTCTTGCGCTTGGTCCTAATATTCCTATCGTAATAAAGTCAACCGTCGTTCCTACTTTCTTTGATAAGTTTGAAAAATATAATCTCATTTACAATCCAGAGTTTCTTACAGAAAAAGCTGCTAACGAAGATTTTATTCGTCCAGAGTTTCATGTCTTTGGTGGAAACGAAGTAAACACTAATTTCTTAGAAAAGATTTATGATGAGTATAGCCTATGTACACCATGTCCTGTATATAAGATGACTCCGAAAGAAGCCAGCTTTGTAAAGTATGGCATAAATTCTTTCTTAGCATTAAAGGTTACATTCTTCAATCAGTTATATGATTCAATTGCTCGTCAAGGACAAACATTTAATAAGGTCGTAAAAGCTATTGGTACTGATTCACGTATTGGACATTCGCATACTAAAGTTCCTGGGCCAGATGGTAAGCAAGGATATGGTGGCGCATGCTTTCCAAAGGACACTGCAGCTCTAGTAAATTTCGATAAGGGGTTTACAATTATTGAAAAATGTATTAGAATAAACAATGAGTATCGCAAATGTTACGAATTAGACGATAGAGAAAGAGAACAAAATGTCAATTATGGATAAATTAAAAAAGAACTCGAAGATTAAGTCTACCGAAGTTCTTGGCGAATCAAAGTTCTTTACTGAAAAAGATATGGTTCCAACAGATGTACCAATGGTAAACGTTGCTTTATCTGGTTCAGTTGACGGTGGGTTAACTCCAGGCCTTACAGTATTGGCTGGTCCGTCAAAACACTTTAAGACTTCTTTTGGTTTACTCATGGCTAGCGCATACATGAAAAAGTATCCTGACGCAGTCATGTTATTTTATGATTCTGAGTTTGGTTCACCACAATCTTACTTTGAACAATTTGATATTGATGTACAGCGTGTATTGCATACACCTATTGCAAATGTAGAAGAACTAAAGTTT